TCCGGAGTTTGGCATTCTCGCGCATTTGCGAATTCATTTCAGCCTCTACGGTTGCCGTATTCAGGCGTAGGTAATCGAGAACTCCTTTTTCTAGAGCCCATCGGAAGAAGTTGAGTTTTCCTACGGTTGTTAAGAAGGACGGTTGACCGGGAACTTGGAAGTAGATTCGCTCACGGCGACAGAAGGGATCAAAGAGCTTTTTGCTATAGGCTTTGAGCTGACTCTTGTAATTCGTGTAGACGAGAAACTCTTGTCCTTCAAAGATGTAGGCTGTATTGTGTGCCTTTGCATAGTTTGTGACAAACCAGTCAATGAGTCGGAGGGAGAGAGCAGATGTGCCGAGTAGAATGGGGAGAATCTCGTTGATGTCTGTGCGCTGCGCATAGAAGCGCTGGAGACTATGTACAATGAGTTCTTGCTTGCAGTGGATCTTTCTACGGCGAGTTTGGGGGTCGGGGTCAAAACGAATCATGTTTCCAGGGCTTGCGACGTCGGTCATCTATTTATAGAGGAAAACTGTAACAATTGCTTAGGTGTCCTCTAAGTAGGATGGGAGATCAAGCGCCTCCGAATTTTAATCCAAGTGTAAGTTTATTGAGTGGCGGTGAAAGTGTTCCAATTACAGCAGTTCAGGGTGGCGGTAGTCTCGCTGACGTATCTATGCTCAGCGGTGGTGAAGCGGCTATAATACAACCGGTTAAGGGTGGGGCTGGTATTTTAAAAAGGGCAGGTCAAGCTATCAAGAAGCGGTTGGGATTTAAAAGTAACAAAAATTTGGTAAATGTTAAAGAAGTTAATATGTCTAACGAGGCTAAAAAAGCTAGAGAAGCCTCTCCCGAAAAAACACAGGCTGAAGTTGAAGCAAATCGTAATGAAGAGAGAAAGAATGAAGGCGATGAAGATGAAGATGAAAATGAAAATGAAGGCGATGAAGATGAAGGAGATGAAAATGAAGGAGATGAAAATGATAATGAAGAAGACGAAGATGAAGATGAAGAGGAAAATGAAGATGAAGAATCACTTGTTGGTTCATCAGATGAAGAACCAAAGGATATAAAAATTAGTATTGATGGACTTTTTTTTGAAATACGTTCTTATAATCCAGCCACATCTCGTGAATGGGAAGATGGTGAATATAGTGAAGGTGAAAAAAAATTTAAAGATGCTCTTGAACTTACAGATGAACTTTTAAAACAAACATTTGGTGAAGGCTGGAAGGGTGAATTTGCCAAGTTTTTAAAAAATATTGGTCATTCAGCGTGTTTTAAAGACTCTGTTTTATTAACTAAAGCGGAATGCGAAGATACCCGTATTTTTACACAGAAAGTTCATTTGAAACTTTATGAAAATATATTGAAGAAATTTGATGAAGAGAATGACACTTCAAATAGTAATAGTACCGACGCTCTTCAAAATGAAGATAGGGAACTGCAAGAAAATGAAAGTGAAAATGAACAAGAGGGTGGCAGAAGACAGGATCAGGATCAACAGCAACAGCGACAGCGACAGCGACAGCGACAGCGACAGCGACTACCAAGTATAGGTGGATTTAAATCATTACATTTATAAGAAAATGTCAACACTGCAACAAATTGCTAAAGCTAGTAGACTTGCGGAACGCGAATCTAATAGAGAAAAATTACACCAACGGCAAGTTGCAAATGGTATTGCCAAAGCAGAAAGAAGAGCGCGTAGTCTTCCCATAAGCACTTTGCCGCAATTAGATCAAGTCCAAACAACTCCCGGTTCCCTAAATCAAGAATTAATACCTCTTAGAAAAAATAACGCGTCTAATCAGAATAAAATGGCAAGTCTTCCAGTTACAGAAGTGCCGCTTGCGCCTCCTTCAACTCCTGTCGCTGTCCCTACGGGAGTTGCGAAGGGAGTTAGTGCCAATAGTCTAGCTCAGGGTCTAGGTTTAGTTGCTGTAAACCGTGCTGCTGAGAATGCCCCTGCAAATAAGCAGAAACAATTGCTTAATAATTTAAAAAACAAAATAAATGAAGCCAATCGTGCGTTTCCTGATTCTATCAAATTTTGTAATAAAAATGTCCCTTCAGCTTTATGCGAGCAATACATTTTAACAAGAATGGGTATGTTTAGAAAACTAACAATGAAAGCAAGTAATATTGCCAAGAAGGCAGCGTCAATTGCTGTAACAGCTGTTGGAACAGTTGGAGGTTATCTAGTAAAATTAGAACAAGCTGCTGCGGCTACAGCGACGGCGGCTGCAAAGGCGGCGTCTGGAGCAATTGTAGCTGGCGGTAAAGAAGCACTAGCCTTAGCGAAGGCTGCTGAAAGAACAGTTGAAGGACTAGTGGTAGCTATAGCCAAAGAATTAACATTATCAGAGGAACATAGAAGACAATTAGAAGCTAAAATTGCTGAATTAAAAGAACTCATTAGAAACCTAAAGTTACCTGAATTATCTCTTGATATTGTAAAAACTCTTACAGAAATAAGAAGATGTGTAGGTGAAATACTAGAAATATTAAAAACTGGTGCTTATATTTTACTAATGCCTCTTGGTTTACTTGTACCCAGATTTGATTATTTCTTAAAGAAGGATCCTCTTACAGGAAATACAAAATTTACAAGAAACCTTAAAAGTATTAAGAAGAGATTTGGAAATTTTGGAAGAAAAGTAGGAACTTTTGGAAGAAGTCTAAAATCTCGTGCTATTCTTGCTGGTCTTGCTGCAAAGAAGGCAATAAGTGGATCTTTTGCTCAGATGAAGGCAACGATGGAACGACTTTCAGGTGTTGAGCAGGCACGTCTAGTTAAAAAACTCATGGAACAGGTCGCTAAGTTAGAGGCACAGGGTAGCAGTGACCGAGGGGCGATGATGAGGTTACAAGATGCCATTGCGGCTGTTTCACCTGAGGTTGTTGCGCAGGCGACGGTTGCTGCTACACCTGAGGAGCAGGCGGCGATAAATGCTGCAATGAGGGCATCAGCACCGCGCACATTTGCACGTGGAGAGTCAGAGACAGGGAATGCTCACTCAAATGCTGTAACAAGAAGCGTACCCAGCTTTGGTATGAGTACTACAGGAAGGTTAAATGCGTTACGTGAAATAGGGTCTCCTAATCGGAGAAATTCTGTTACACAGTCAACTGTTGGAGTTAGCAACTCATTAATGAATAAGCAAGCACTTGCGAATGCTGCAGCTGCACGGAAAGCTAAGTACGGTAATGCGATTGCTGCCGCAGAGGCAGCGAACGTGCCTGCGGCGCTCCGTAGCAGCAGCGGCACCACACCGAACTTGACCCAGACCACGCTCGCCCCCGGGCAATCAATGTCTTTATTTGAAGGCGGAAGCAAGCGCTCAAGAAAGAACCGCTCAAGAAAGAATCGCAAGGCTAGTCGCAAGAATCGCAAGAACCGCAAGGGCAGCCGCAAGCATTAAATAACTAACGATATAAACAATTAATACATGTAATAAAATTACTTGTATTAATCGATATTCAATCTAACGTACCAAGCGAACATTCCCCGCCTTTCGCACAAGCAGATCCATGGTAAACAAAATGAAGAGACCACTCATTACAAACAGAACCACCTCCGTGTTTGCGTTCTCACTCTTCCTATTTTCCAGGTCATCTAAGCGTGCGAAAATTTTATCCAGTTTTTTTATTACGTCGCGCCCATCTTCAGGTGAGGGTTGTACTTGTGCTGGTCTAGAGGTCACCTTTTGAAAGAACGCTGTAGAGCCGCCGCTTGTCATCGGTTTCCACATCATGTTGGTGTTGATGTCCTCGGTAGGCAAGCCAGTCGCTTTCGCTAGTCCTTTCGCACTAAACGTCTGTGTAAAATCCGGCGACAGCTTATATCCCGGATCATCACCAATGACATTGGTAAATGATGCGAAACCCTCAGTCGTATCATCATCCTCATTTGCGCCAAAGAAAGCAGGCGGCTTTCCCTTGTCCAGCTTCGTAGGACCCGCAATATGTCTATTTGGCTTATTTTCTCCCCCGTCCTGTACTTTACTCAGCGATGAGAGCAACTCTTCGTATTCCTTACCACTATCCAAAAACGGCTCCGCCTGCGGAGCATCTACCGGAGAATGCTCTCTCAGTCCAGTCTTCTCATTAACCGGTGACACCTCTTCCATGCGTATTTGAGCAGGACGGTCGGGGTCAGTTACAGGCGACTGTGACTGCAAAAACGTCTGCGCAGGACCTTTACACTTCTTAGCTTTTCTCCGTTCCTCTTTTCTAGCGCTCGACTTCGTTTGAAAATCTGGAAATGCGTCTTCAAGTGTACAAAATTCCATAGTCCTCCGGACCTTCCCTGCTCTTTCTGGCAAAATGTTTTGAGCGCCAGGAGCAGATGAAACAGCAAGTTCAGTCGGGTGGTTTCCAAGTACATCTTGCGGATCTCTTACAAAAGTACGGTTCTCCGCTAGAAATATTACTCTTTGTCTTACTTTTTCTAGGAATTGTGTTCATGTCTAAGTTGCCCGCTGACATAGCAAAGCAGTCAGACACAACTCTCGGTCGTCTACTGTTAGTCGGTGCTACGTACTTTATGGTCGAGAGATACGGCTGGGGTCTCGGACTCGTCTTTGCGCTCTTTGTCGGTCTCTTGATCGGTGCCGGAAGCAGCAAAACAGTCAAGGAAGGATTCAATACAGATGTGCGTGTCATACCCAAAGAAAACAAGTGGCTCATAGAGCGGATCCTACATGAAAATCCCACACTCATTGAGGAGGATAACGTCAAAACACAGGCGGTGCAGGACTATTCTGGTAAATATTCCGGAAGTGTTCAAAATAGCTCTGTTTCCACATAGTAGATAGAGCGTAATGGACCACCAAAAAATAGACACAATCCTCTGTGTAGTTGTTACGGCAGTCTTTTTCATCTGGAATGTATTCGAAGGTGCTATCTTTGAATCTCCTTACAGCATTGGACTTGTAAAACTTTATGCCTATCCTATCTGGCGTCTAGCGATTGTCCTCCTCGTCTTTATGGCGGCATCCTGGAGTCCCTATGTAGCCTCCATGGTTGCTCTGACAGCTTTCTTCTATTTTGAAGATCTCCATAAACTAACTCAAACCTGGATAGAGTAATGGCGACTATGCCCCCGGTTCTTGCTGCCGCAGCAATAGGACCTCTAAATCCGCTTGAAGGTCTTATTATGGGCATTAACACAAATCCTTATTTCATTGGACTCATGATGCTTCTCTTAAATTTGGGTGGTCGCTTCCTAGGAATGGAAATGTCAAAAGAACAGGAAAAATTCTTCCAGCATCCATGGATCAGGCGCTGCCTAATCTTTACAGTGCTGTTTGTTGCAACGCGCAACATTATTGTGGCGCTTATCATGACGGTCTTCGTTGTTCTTATTATGACCGTTCTCTTGAATGAAAACAGTACATTCTACCTGGGAACGCCTCCAGCTGTTGAAAAAACCAAGGAGGGACAGATCGGCTTATCCCCTGAGGAACAGGATATTCTGAGAAAACTCATGGAGAAGCAGGCGCGCGTACAGCCGAAAGAGGAGCCGTCAAAGCAAAAAGAGCCTTTCACGGCAGAACTTATTTATATGCAGAACCTGCAAAAGATAAACTCTTAGATCTTGGGGTGTTTTCTTGTATTTCTTCGTTTTCCGCCCTTTCTTTCAAAGGGTGGAAAACCAAGCCCAGCACGGACTAAATTCATAAGATCAATAACATCTCTATCTGTCATCGAGCCTATCTTCACACCCTTTCCAAAAAAATCAACATCTCCTCTGAGCGCAGCTTTTCGCATTTTTGTGCCAGACATTTTGCTCGGATCATTCGATGACTCGTTTTCAAGATTTCGTTCGCCTGCAGAAACAACTGTTACTGAATCGTTGGCTCGGCTAAATGATTTGCCGAAACTTTCCACGCGATCACTTCCAACGACCATAATTACTTTTGTATATCCAGCATCAAACAGTTTTTGAAAGACAGAAGGAACTGTTCTACAGTCGCCCTTGGTTGTATTGATAAAACGAATATCTCTTTCTTCACTGGGGTACATTTTATTCAAATATGTCATCTTTACATCAACTGTAAGCGGATTTTCATTATTTCCCGTAGATGTAAAATTTCCCGCTTTTTTCATATTTCTCGTAATTGCTTGTACATTTTTATGTCCAGCGTAATTTTGTTTACTTGAAACGAAAATATATCCATCTCCACTATTTTCCCTAGCAATTCTTGAAACAGCATCAATTAGTACTTTATGACCACTTGTCGGGGGTTGAAAACGTCCAAATGTGAAGACAGCAATTGGAGATTTTATTATATTTACCGAATTATTCTTACTCATTCACTACCTATTTATTAAACTTATTTTTACAAACCCTGTAAAGTGATTGTATTGCCGACAGGTTGTCTGCGTCTGCGACCACGACCGCCACCTCTACTTGATTCCGTTGTGCTGCCGAGATCACCGCTGTGTACACTCTCCATCTCAGCCACGATCTGGACTGCTGGCTGATTCATGGCGGGCGGCGCACCCATTGACATAGGGGGAGGCTCGAAGTTGCCGACCGCCTCGGCGCGGCGCACCTCTTCGAATGTCTTCAAGATATCATCCACGCCACTCGGTCCGCGCATCTCTCGCCTGGCTGTGCGCGGCGGCTCAACGGACGCGATGTTCTGCGGTGTTAGAGGCTGCGGTGTCGCTGCGCCTTGCTGCTTGGAGCTACCGAAGAAGGCGCCGGTCGGACCCTGTTGCTGCATCGGTTGCGGGGCTAAGCCAGGTCCAGGCGGCTGCTGTTGCTGCTGACCCATCGCCATGCCCATGAAGTTACCGAAACCAGAGCCAGCCTCCGCCGCTGCTGCCGCCGCAAACTGGCGCGCAAGATCCGGATTATTCTTCAAGACATTGTCCATGCCCTGTCCAAGACGCTGACGCATGAAGGTGTTGCTAACGTGGCACATGAAGCCTGAGCCGGCGAGCGCAAAGACGAGGCGCGCTTCCGCCGGCATCTTTCCTCTATCCTTATACTTATCATAGAGCTCCTCAAAGATCTCATCGAAATCCTCTACGTTCTCGTGTACAGACTCGGACCAGCCCTCGAGGTTGAGGTCAAAGGGGTCAAACCGATTGTTCATCCACTCCATACCCGTCACGACGCCCATGAGCGCCTGTCTTTGAAAACGGAGAGAGCCCTCCAGGTTGCGCGCATCTACAAGGCGATTGAATTCCTGCTTGATCTCATCCAGATTATTGTCCATTGTGAATCGCTTCGAAACAGGAAATCCCTTTTGCTCCAGGCGCTGGAGCTTATTCAAGTATTCGATCTTCTCCTTTTTCTCCTCCTCGGGGTTCCTGTGAACCTGCGCCGGCGTCAAGCTGATACCAGGACCCGATGCACTCTGTGAATTGCTGTAAATACCCTGTTCCTTGTTTATCTGTATATTAGCACCCATGGTGCTAGGGTCCATATTTAGCGTGATCGTGTCGAGATTTTCCAAGGGCGACAATTCAATTTCAGACATTTGCTGTGAATCCATCGGCACCTGAACCTGCTGCGGTGCACTGTATGACGATGATGATGAAATTTCCCGAGGACCAATTGAAATTTTTGACTGGTTCGCTAACATATTTAAACCAAGAATGTCGGAGTTATCCGTTATATCTATAACATTACCTACATCGCCGCTTAGGTTGAAATCTGGACCACCAAATGTCCGTGAAACATCTTCCATTTCCTGAATCGTTACACCGCGCCCAGACATTTCTCTTCTTCGCTTGTCTTTTCACAGTTCTTTTAAATAGTACTATTACGCAGAATACCCCGTATTTGACCATTTCCTTCAATGATGAAAAAGGATAAGTCGGAGCGTATGATTTTTTGATTCTTACGTGATAAATAAATAGCAAGGCACGCCTCACCTTCAGGTGTTTCATTCTCAGATACCCATCCTATAAATGTATCACAGTACGTATTCATACAATCGGGTGTTCCGTATGCGAGCCAGTCGCAGACATGCTTATCGTCACCATCATTCCACGGTCCATCGCAATTAGTGGTTTTAGTTGATCTAGGAATCACTAGAAACGACGCCTCAGCCGGTAAATGTTTCAAGAGTGGTTCATTTACAATACAGTCGGTTCTATAGCGAATCACGAGATCATATTTGCTGTTAGTTTTCATTTCATATATCTTTCGTAAATGATTTGCCATGAAAATGGAATAATACATATGTACAAATCTATTTTTATCTTTCAATACGGAGACTTCATCTGGTTCTTGAAATAGGTAGGACGTCGGTTTAAACAAATTTACGCCATCGGCATTTGAAAAGACTGCCATTGTCTTATGCCAGTCGCCGCGTCCTTCGAATGGATATGTACCCAGCGACGTTTCATCACGCTTCCAACAATGTACAAAGACATCAACGGCATAGCCTCGCCGTTCTAGATCTTGTAAAATATTTTGTTCATAATAATCCTTCATAAGATGAAGACAACGAAATTCTCCGGAAATTTGTATTGCGGCTTTTGGCATTTTCTAAAGTCCTCGGACAAAGAAGGCGGATGAGTTTTAGCGCGGCGGGTATATTATTTCAAGATGACACTAAATTCCTTAGTGGATGGAATCCGTCAATAGACTCGTGGAGCGGGTTTGGCGGGAAACGACGAGGATTCGAGACATCAATCGAGACGGCAATTCGAGAAACTGTAGAAGAAATATTTCAAGTTAATCCGGACACCAATGATATTAGTGCACTGGAAGAACAGTTAAGTCCATTTGATTTTAAGCAAAATGGCGATTACGTTGTATTTTTCATGAATGTGTCAAGTTTATTTCAGATATCCCTTTTTTTAGAAAAAAAAGGATATCGGAGCCCATTGTATGATTCTTTCCCCACAACTGTAACTGATTTTATAGAGAAGCGTAAAATTCCTGAACAACACGAGTATGAAATTAGCCACCTCTGTTTACTGAACGCGGACTTTGTAGGCAAGATTGACCGTTATTTTAAATCCGATTTACGCTTATGTTAAACTTTAAATGGAATTTCACTGAATGAATAGATATAATCATTAAACAGCTGTTTTACAAAGAAAAATGATATTTGGTCTTGAATGCCACATTCTTGTATATGTTGATACCATGTAGTATTAATTTCTTTTATTTTTTCATGCTTCATATTTCTTATTAAAAATCCACACTGACAATGATAGTCTGTTATAATAGATAATCCTTTATATGTTTGATTATTTATATAGTTTATATATTTTTCACTTTCTAATTTATATCTTTCTTGCCACATGCTTAAACTATATTCATCCCAAACATTTATATTATCACCTTTTAAAAAGATATGCTTTCGTAATAAAAGAGCATAGTTTTGCTCTATAAAATATTTTTTAATATAGTCTTCTACAAATGTTTCATTAATTTCTTCTATTTTACTATCTAAAAAACATAAATATGAATAATTCTGTAATTCTTTATATTCGTTGGGTAATAATTTAATATGTTTCCCTGTCATACAACTTTCAATAACATCATCAGTTGTAGGCTTTTTATCGTAAATAGCGATCCATTTTGTATCTTTTAATTTTACCATCATCAAATGATTATTTGTATAGTAATAACAATTATACTTTAATGAAGGTAATTCTGGTATTAGAAATGAATTGTTTGTATCACTGCCATAAAAACATGTATAAAATGCTAAATCCAGTTTTTTTTCTAAGTAAAAAATATGTTCAATGTTATAACCTGTAAGTGTGTTTACAGATTCTAATTTGTATTTTATATTATACGATGTAAAGATCTTAATTAATTCATTTTTATTAAATGATAAATCAGGAACATCGACTCCATGTTGTAAATTATGCGCTATTTCTTTTGTCTCATTCTCGCTAAAAGGTGTGAATAAAACTAAACACATCTTTTTATTAAATGATTTACATGCATTATTTAATATATTTTTCCATTCATAATTATGTTCTAATATATGCCTCATAAATATCCCTTCAACTTTTGAAGTATATTGAGTCAAATCTGCTTTAATATCTGAGAATGGTGTTATTGAACCATCTATACCAATATATTTGTTGGCATTTTCATTAGTAAAAAAACGTTTAAATCCACCTGTTCCGCAACCCCAATCCTCAATATTACTACAATCCTTTAAAAAATCATATCCTAATTGATAAGTAACTGTATCACTATAACGAAACGAACCAATATCTTCTTTTTTTAAATCCTTATACCAGATATTCCATTTATCCATTCTGTACTTATAAATATATAAACGAGTTCTTTATGTTAAAGCATTAATACACATACAAAATGCGTCTGTTAAGTCGTTCTGTTTTGTATGTTTCTCGAGAAATGTTTTCCATGTGGCGGCGTCCTTGACTGTGGTTCCTCCAAGGAGCTGCTTTGCGGCAAACTCGGACCCCTGCTTTCTCTCTTTGTAGCCGGCATCACCCGCTTGTACACCCTTAACTTTCATGCCTGCGTGTATGAGTCTAAGTTGAGGACACTGTTGTCCAGGCAACGTAGGTTGCAAAAGATCCCGCAGTGTCGCAAACAGCAACATCTGTACAGACTTCATTGTAGGATTTTTCAAGACTGGCTGATTCTCCAAATGTATAGCGTTCGCTTGTGCAAAGAACGCCTTCTTCTCCAAAACCAGTTTTCGTATTCCGTCGTGGAGAACCGAGAGTTCGGTATCGACGGCTTTCTTAACCTTCTTGACTTCGATAGGCAGTGAAAACACAGTAGCAAGTCGTTTCGTGGCATCGTCCTTCGACTTCGGATTAGTAAGACCACGTTGCGCAAAAAGAAGCTTTAGGTCTTTGAGCGCAGGGATCTTCTTGAATGCATTTCCACTGAGATCCCTTAGGGCGGGTTTCTCTGTGGGACAGTGACGACCACACGATAATGTCTCACCACTTGAATGTGTCGCCTTTGCGGAGCACTTATGGCATGTGACTTTAGCAGCAGGAGTACCATCACTCAAGATATTTACATTTTCCCAGCCGAGGATTTGATATTGGGATCCACTTATATCTGTATTGCGTTTCATAAGACACCACGCCAGATTTTTTATTCCAATATCAAATGATAAGATTGTTAATTCGGGCATCTAGTTTATATACAGTGACGTATTTAGATTGAGGTTCCGATCTCTTTTTCTAAAAGGTCCCAGAACTCTTCTTGAGACATATTTACACTATTGTTATTATTATTGTTATTTGAACTGGCTTGTAATACCATTGTTTTCTT